GGTGGGACAGAGAACATTACACTGAAGTTGTTCTCGTATTTCATCTATAGATTCAATTCAATATTGTTAGTAAGATCTACAGAACCTTCTGGTGTGGGGAAACTAATAATATCTGCACCAACATTAGTATCGATTTTAATATCACCGATACTAGCAGTGTCATTTATGTAATCAGAATTGAATACGAGATCATTGGTGAAATCATAATCAATATTATTTGATTTAAGTTTCTTAACAGTCTTAAGAAGATCAAACAGTCCTGAAAGAGTTCCATCTTTCTTTTCTGCTAACGCTTCTACTAGTGCCTGACGAATAGATTCTTCAGCACTTTCAAGATGAGATTGTATTGACATAGTTTTCGTTTTTTACGGAATCGGATTTGTTAGGATAAGCACCCACTTCAGGGTCTGGGTCTAACCACTTAGTGTACTCAGGATCTTCAAGACAGCAATCTAATTGTATCTGACTATCAAGATAGTACATTGTTTGGTAACTCCTAGTTACCTCATTGTATTTTAATATACGATAGTCTGGTAAACCATTGATATCAAGGGTTCCACACTGAACGTAACGATAGGGGAATCTTTCAAAGATTACGGTTGCGGTCATGAGTTTTTTTGTTTACCTTGTAATTGTAGCACCTCATCTTCCTTTTGGGAAGGGGGTGTGCCACTTTATTATATGTCACAAGGGTTTTTGAATTTTTCAATGTCAGTGGCAATATATTTTTCACCACTTTCTTTTTTAATAAGGAAGTCCTCACCATGTTCTATACGTGTAGTATATTTGGCTAGGTCTCCTTTAAATTCTGCCTCAGTTAATTCAATCATGTCATGCAACAATTTTATTTTCTTGTAAATATTCAATTGCCTCTCGGCAACCACCTAATTTTTGACTATTCACCACAATTTGTGGAAATGTAGAACCTTCACCGAACTCAGCAATGAACTGCTCTTTGGTAAAGTCCTTTTCTAGTTCATAAACAACATGTTTTAGTTCTTCGTATTCAATAATTGCGATAAATTTTTCGCAATAAGGGCATCCCTGTTTAGAGTATACGGTGAATGTCATTAACCTCCCATCTCCTTGAAATCGTTTTTGAATATTTCTAACCCTTCACGAGTTAGTACACTATCATACATCTTATCAAAGGTGCTAGGAGGTAGTGTTACTATATCAGCACCCGCAAGAAGGCACCTAGAAACATGATGAGCATCTCTTAATGATGCTGCTAAGACCTTAGTCTCTACTCCATGCTGTTTATATAGTTGTGAGATAGAACGAACAAGTTCAACACCACTAAAAGAGTTATCATTCATACGACCTACGAATGGTGAGATCATAGTAGCACCAGAAAGACCTGCCATTACTGCCTGAGCAGCACTGAAGCATAATGTTACATTAGTTGGTACTCCATTCTCTGCACAATGCGTAACAAATCTAAGACCTTCTCTTGTACAAGGAATTTTCAATGTAACTGAAGGATGACCAAGATAAAAATCACCCATGTTACGCAAGAAATCCATGTAACTTTCACCAGAGACTTCCAAAGAAAGAGATTCAATCTCTGGAAACTCCTCTAGGATTGATTTGGCAAGATCTACATACTTACCACCTGCTTTACGAACAAGAGTTGGGTTAGTAGTTACACCAGTAATAATACCAGTGTCCCAACGCTCACGAATCTCATTAATGTCTGCTGTATCTAAAAATATTTTCATGTTAAGTTGCTGTGTTCATTTAAAGGTTCCATTTTTATGAACTGTTCGTTCATATTATAGTACAGTTTATAATTTCTAGTGTTAACCCAGTACCCAACGATGTCGGAACCATCACAATGGTAACCATACCCCGTGACTGGTTCAATAACACCATCTATACGAAAACCCTTACTACTACCATGTTTGATGTAGGATTCAAATTTTTCTTCTAGGTTAATCATCTCTCCTCAAAGGTCAATTTCACGTCAGATCCAATAACTTTCGGATCCTCCACCCAATCGTTTTTTCCATTGGGTAGCTAGATTATACATCACTTTATGGATATTGTCAACATCTGCTTTTTCTTCTCTTAAAGGTATCAAAATATTATCTCTTTCCAATTCAGCAAGCATATATTTTTGTTGTTCTTCTGAAAGAACAGCAGGACCAAACCAAGGATCATATTTTAAATACTTTGGTGCAGGAAAACTCATATGAGGTTCAGTCATTTTTAATATATATGAAATTTTTAATCACAAGTAAAATAATCTTTACGATAGTACCTTCCTAGTATATTAGAATTATAATATGCTGGTTCTCCGTTGTCAAGTGCCTCAGTTAGAACGTCATGAAGGAAGAGTTGTCTTGTTTCTTCATAATTGACTCTTCCTGGGGTGGTATGGAGGGATAAGATTTCTCTTTTGAACGCTGAGTCTCCAAGTATTTTTCTATCTGCTTTAAGCTCTTCAGAACTTCCATAGTAGTTCTTCCAGTTGCTCTCACTTGTAACTCTTCTCCGCTTTTTAGTTGAATTATTACTTCTAGGCTTTCGTTTCTGCCAGAAATACTTTCTTCCGATGTAGCAACGGTTGGTTGTTTGACAGGTAATTTTATAAACAAAACCATAGTAGTCCCCAAGATCAGTCCCACTAAAAATGGTACCCATATATTGCCAGGGATTTGGATATTCTTCAACATCCTTTTGTACATCATGTTTCTGTGCCACTGTTGCATCATATCATCACCTTATTTATGGCTCGTCAAATAAGACTTGATTGATATAATTCTCTGCCCACTTGTCACCAAAATAATTGGTAAGAATCTTTCTAGTTTTGTCGTTCTTCTTCTGATTTGTACAATAGTTTATCTGTGCTTCATTTCTTTGTTCTGCTCCATTGTAATCAATAGTAGATTTCCACACAGCACCCACAAATGCATCTAGATACTGGTCAACTACCTTACAAAATGTGCTTTTCTCTTCATCGGTTTCCAATCTAGCAAACTTACAGTAAGGGGAGAAGATCTCACCCCATGCAGGTATATCTCTGTTGTGTTTAAAACTATGCATCCTGCTAATATCCTCTATCTCTTCATAGATTGGGTGTTCTAGGTCACCTACAGGAGAAATATCTGTGATAGCAGCAGTAACAATGTTCCTATTAGATACAATATCAGCACCAAAAATAGGCAGATCGAAGTCTGGATCAGGATACCAGATACAATGAATGATATCTAGTGCTCCCAGATTAGCAATTTCCATGTGTACCTTACGTAATCCAGTACACATGTGCATTTCATTCTCAATGACTAGATTGCCATCTTCTGTTTCTTTATAGACTTCTTTAAACTTATCAGCAACATCCATTTCCTCTATGTTAGGTAGAGTTTTTTGATGCTTGCGGATAATATCGGATAAATCTTTAATCATTTTTAAGCATAACTGAAAAAGAATTCTTTAATTAGAGTATGAGCCTCTTCTTTGCCAAATCTATTAGACAAATACCCTGAGATAGGGTCAAGTCTTATCATATACTTGTCAAAGTCTATGTACTCTGATGTGTCAGTACCAGTTGGTTGACTCTCATTCAACATATTTTTATAAAACCTCAGATATTTTTCAAACAATGGTAGGTATTCATCTACTTCATCAGGTTGACAATATCTAACAATAAGGTTGTCTGAAAAATGATTACCTGCTTCAAAGAACCTATAGGTTCCCTCTACTTTAGGTAATTCTGGTGTATAAAATAGGTATTTTTCCACAGGATGTTGAAAATCAAACACAATGACAACTCTCTTGTCACTCATTCCCATGAGATCCATACCAAAACAGGGTAAATTAGATCCTGTCTTAGGGTATATTATATTGTTGTGGATGCTACAAGATTTATCATCCCAAATTTCAACTTGTCTTGACTTGATTAAGTGTTCACCTTTATACAGATCTGCAGTTAGGTTTACACCCTTATCATTAGTCCATTCAGCATGTCTTTCAACAAATTCTATATCAGGAAAGACATCTGATACAACGGTTTTATAATTTTTCCAAAGATCCATTACTTAGTCCCACGGGTCTGGTATTTCTTGATTGACTCTTCCCACTCCTTCATGCTGCTCTGACAGTTTGGTGGTTCTGGGTCTTTGATTCCCTTTCTCTTTTTCCACTGACCGTACATTGCTTGGAGTAACCAACTTTGGGACAGAGACTTCGGTCCCTCTTTCAAAAGCTGGGTTTGAAATTTCGATAGACCACCCGTCGTCTCCAAATACTCCTCTCTCCACGACGTGTGGGGTAAGTTCTCTGTCATTTTCCTCCCATAGTTCATGTAATTTTTTGGTTTCTAAGTCAACACCTGCCATAGTATCCAAGACTTTACCGTCCCAGTACCATTTTTCTATGTATGAAAAAAGATATTTCAAAATAGTATTGAGAGGTGGTTTCTGTTTATTGATCCACCTCTTTATCTTTTGTAAAGTTGTATCTTTTCCTTTGCCAAAGGCAATTTCAAAGTTATAACTGAAACCCTGCGAACGTGTCTTTTTTGACATCTTGTTTAATGCTCCCTATCATGTACGACTCCACCTCTGTCTCTTGTGGTGCTACTTGTAGTCCTTTAGAAGACAACCAGTGTGCAGTCCAAGGTAATGGATTGTTTGCTAATGGTGTATCAAAGATTGCATCGAAACCAATCGCTTTTAATCTACGGTTAGCAGTCCATTCAACATAGTTAGAAAGAAGTTTATCATTAAGACCAATGATAGATCCATCTTTGAATAGGTACTCTGCCCATTCCTTCTCTTCTAGAACTGTGTTCTCAAACATCTTATAAACATTATCACGTTCCTCTTCAGCAATCTGTTTCATCTCTGGATCATCACCCTCTTGCCATTTTTTAAGAATGTTTTGAGTGATAACCATATGCTGTGACTCATCTCTTGCTATCAATGATATGATCTTAGCAGAACCTTCAAGTAACTTAAGCTCACCAAAAGCAAAACTACAAGCGAAACTAACATAAAATCTAATCCCTTCCAAAATGTATACATTTGCTACTGCTTTGTATAGTTTTCTCTTTAATTCATAGAGTTCATCCTTTGCATTAGGTGTGTCTTCTAAAGCATGTTGCCACTGTCTACCAGAACCCCATTCAGATGCTGCCTGTAAGAAGTCATCATATGCCCCTGTAACGGACTGTGCCCTTGCAAGGATCTTATCATCACTCAATATCTTATCGAACACGTCTGAAGGGTCAGGGTACACGTTCTTGATAATGTGAGTGTATGACCTACTATGAACCATCTCCATAGTCTGCCAAATACTCATAGCAGATTCTAACTCAGGTAAGGAACAATAAGGAGCGAAAGCAATACCAGGACCACGACCTTGTACGGAGTCCAAGAGGATTTGATACTTGAGATTGCTAGTAAATATGTGTTTCTGTGCATTGTTTAACGTTTGATAATCTGCCCTGTCTTTCTGTAAAGATACTTCTTCTGGTCTCCAAAAGAAACCTAACTGTGTCTGTGTTAACTTGTCAAATATAGGATACTTAAACTTATCGTATCGCTGGACTCCTAGTGGAGGACCAAAGAACATCTGTCCTTTAGTAGTATCAACGATATCTGTATTGAATACCGTCATACCTTTTACTTGGGTTTTCATAGATTCCTTTCTAAATTTTGCAACTGTCACAGTCGTCTTCCTCTGTTTCTAGAATTTGGTTTAATAAATCTTTGATTGATTCTTTCTTCTCATCGGTTAGTGATGGTTCCTCCTCTTTTTGATCGTATGTGTTCTGATAATATGATGTTTTCCATCCATACTTATATGTTTTAAGAAGGTCACCTGCCATTTCTGATACAGGAACCTCATTATTTTCATAATTTGCTGGATTGTAACTCCAGTTACCACTTATTGCTTGATCAAAGAACTTCTGCATAGCAGAAATTATCTTGATATAACCATCATTACCTTTCATATCCCAAAGCAATGTGTAATTGTTCTTCAACGTAGTATATTGTGGAACAATCTGCTTAAGGGGTCCCTTCTTAGATTTCTTAACGGACAAGTATCCTCTAGGTGGTTCAACTCCATTTGTTGCATTTGACACAACGGAACTGCTCTCTGAAGGCATTTGTGCGGACAGTGTTGAGTGCCGTAATCCATGCTCCAAGATAGATTCTCTAAGAGATTCCCAATCATAACTTAATTCTGTCCCACAGAACTCATCGATGTCACGCTTATAAGTGTCGATTGGGAGGAGACCGTCCGCATACTTGGTTCTATGAAAAGCTTCACATGCCCCTTTTTCTTGGGCAATTGTGTTACTTGACTTAAGTAGATAGAACTGGAAAGATTCAGACAAGTCGTGGACTGATTTCCATGCTGCGGGATCTTCATAACTGTATCCATTTTTTGCTAGGTAGTGTGCAAGTCCGATGTAACCAATACCAAGTGAACGACGAGCAAGTGTAGAACGTTCCGCTGCTTGTACAGGGTAGTTCTGATAATCAATAAGTTCCTCTAGACCACGGACTGCTAGATCACAGAGGTTTTCTAATTCATCTAACTTATTGATCTTACCTACGTTGATAGCAGAGAGAATACACAATGCAATCTCACCGTCACGATCATCAATGTGATTGATAGGGTCAGTTGGAAGTGTGATCTCTTGACATAGGTTACTCATATTTACCTTATCAAGGAAGGAAGAATGTTCATTGCAATGGTCAATGTTCATAATATACAAACGACCAGTCTCTGCTCTTTCCTTAAGGATATCAAGTATTAATTCATGTGCTCCAATGGTTTTTCTAGGGATGGTCTCGTTTGCTTCGTACTGTCTGTATAGTTCGTCAAAACCATCAGTTCCGAAAGCATCATATAAACCAGGAACATCGTGAGGAGAGAATAAACTAATGTTCTCACTTGCAATAAATCTTTCATAGAATAATTTTGAAATTTGTATACTATAGTCTAACTTTCTAACTCTATTATCTTCTGTTCCTTTGTTGTTCTTAAGAACAATAATATCTTCTATTTCTTGGTGCCAGATCGGAAAGTGGACAGTCGCTGACCCACCTCTGATCCCGTTTTGAGTGCAGCATCGTACAGTTGATTCAAACTTTTTAAGGAAGGGGACAACACCTGTGTGCTGAACTTCTCCTCCACGGATCTTAGCATTGATCCCTCTGATTCTTCCTGCGTTAATGCCGATACCAGCCCTTTGTGAGACATAGTAGCCAACAGCCATATCACTGCTAAAGATACTATTGAGGGTGTCATCAATATCAACCAAAACGCAAGATGCAAATTGACGAAGGGGTGTTCTGACACCTGCCATGATGGGAGTTGGGATGTTGATTTTGTGTCTGGAGATTGCGTCATAGTAATCCTTAACGTATTTTAAACGGGTTTCTTGTGGATAATTTTGGAAGAGTGTCACAGCAATCATGAGATACATGAACTGTGGTGTCTCGTATACTTCATTTGTACTACGATCCTGAACAAGGTACTTGTCAGAAACTTGGCGAAGACCAGCAAATGTAAAAAGAAGGTCACGACTATGATCGATACAATTATCGATTCTCTCCCATTCTTCTATTGTATACTTATTTAAAATATCTGAATCATAGATACCTAGGTCTACACAATTTGTAGCATGTTCATATACTGACGGATAACTCTGAACCCACTCAGATCCAAAGACTTGCTTGTAAAGACCATACAAGAGTAACCGTGCTGCAGCAAATTGATAGTTAGGATTGTCTAGTGTTATAAGATCACTAGCAGAACGAACAAGGATCTCTTGAATATCCTTTGTATTGATACCATCAAAGAACTGTAGACCTGAGTTCATTTCAATCTGAGAAGCACTCACACCGCTCCCTAGACCCTCACATGCCTCTTCTACTACTTTGTGTATCTTGTCAAGGTTTAGACCCTCTACAGCGCCATCACGCTTAGTTACTTTAATTCCAACTCCGTTTGTCATACTTTTTTCCAATCGTTAAATTTAAGGGTTGCGGTTAATCCCTGATAGGTGTTTGATTCTACCAGAGTTTGAACATCATGTCCAGCAAGATGCATGTCATTGATGTCTTTTTGTTGTATCTTTTGAGGCCAGATAACTATTTTATCTCCTCTACTGATGACTTTGGAGATTCGATTGACGATTTCTCGGTTACGTGGTTCGTTATCATAAATGTAAATATGATCGCTCCAGCCAAACGTCCGAATATCAACATCAGACCCAGCCATCGCAACGGAATTCTGAATGAAGGTACTGTCAAACGGTCCTTCCACAATGTAAATCGGTTTTTCATAATTAATTCGATCCTGTCCAAAGATTTTGGGTTTATCCTCATCAAGCATTATCGTAATGTATCTCATCTTTGCCTTTGGGGCTAACGATCTACCTTGATATCCGAAGAGTCTACCATCTTTATCCCTGAAGGGGATTATAATACGAGCACTATCTTGTCTACAGTTATCAAAGGTTTTTTTCTGC